TGATTTCCGTTGATTTCTTGTATAGTTAATGATAAAAATTTAGATATAATATTATTTTCTCCAATAATTGATGTTTCTGAATTATTTAAAAATTTAAATTTAAAATTGTTATCATCAATCTGGAAATCAAATTCTCCATTACCATTATCAGTTAAATTAAATGATTTAAATTTAAGTGTAGATAATTTTATTGTTCTTTCTAATTGATTTCCAGATTTTGGATCTAATGCTACAATTGGATAATCATCACCATATGCAAATATTCTAGCAGATATAAGTATAGCTTCTTGGTCAAAAACAGGTAAATCATTCACATCAACACTAGGCGTTATAATTAATTCATTTAATAACTTTTCTAAAACTAAGCCTTGTTTTATATATGTCGAATTAGTTAGTATATCTTCATCATATGCTGTCATTTGTCTAATTTCAATTTGACCGGATCGAAGTGGATGATTTTCGGGATAAATTAAACCTTTACTAGGTATAGGAACTGAATTACCAGGCATCTTGTTTTGATGCTGTTTTTGTTCGTATTGTTTTTTTGCTATATCAATTATTGATTGATTATTAGATAGTCTGTCAGTAACTCTACTCATAAATTTCCTTTTTATAACTTTATTATAAATATATAAAACATAAAAAATAGGTACATTTCTGCACCTATCATTATAATATTATGTATTTTTTTTTAGAAATTAAAAAATGCCCAATCGAAACGAATACCTAATTCAATCGTCATCGGATCCTCTGAACTCCAATCTAATGTTGATCCAAAATTAGCTGATGTTATATAAGCTCCTTTTAATATCCACTCTTCAATTATTTCACCTAATGGAGATAATTGTCTCAATCTAATTTCTTTCTTATATTGACTTGCATATCCATCTCTACCTGTAGCAGATTCATGGTGCAATCTAATCCAATCCATTACCGCTCTTGCTCCAGATGGCATAATTGGATCATATAATGTCATGTTTATAGCACTCCATTTTGATCTTCCTTTTACATAACGCTCAATATTAATATGTTGTAAAGGTATTTCTCCATTTTCAATTGTAGGTTTAGAAGTTGTTTTAATTAGATATGAAGGTATTCCGTCTACTTCTAATATAAATTGATGTGCTCTTTTTGGCTCCCAGGAATATGCTGCATCGTAAAAATTTGTATCTACACCAAAATCCTGTAAATTAGGATCTACGGTATCTTCCAAAAATGGATGCGGTTGTGGTTTTAATTCAGCCATTATATATATCCTTTTTTTAAATAAATATAACAAACATAAAAAAAGGTAGGGTTCTGGCCTACCTTTTCATTAAAAAATTTATAGTTTATTCTGGAAAACTAGCACCAGTTGGTTGAATATTAAAATCTAAAATAATAAACTCTGCTGTCCTCGTTGGTTGTAAAAATAATTGACCATATAAAATATTTTGATCAATTAGATCTGGAGTATTATTTGATTCATCCATTACCACTCTAAATGCTGATAATCCTTGTTGAGATTTTACTTGTTCTAGATATGGATTAACAATAGATAAAAATCTAGCTCTAGTCGCAGTAGTGTTTTGTTCGAATACTAAGAATTTTGTAGACGATGCTATAAATTTCTTAACTGCAATTAACAATCTACGAACATTTACTCTGTCTAACGCACTTGGCCTTGACTGTAATGTCTTTTGACCCCAGATACAAACTCCTTCGTTAGGGAAGTTGGCAATAGGATTAACACGAGCTTCATATAAGGTATCCCTTTGTTTTTGTGCTAATGTAATATAAGTACCTAATACAGAATCTAATCCTCCTCTGTTTAATCCAGCTGGCGCAAACCACGGAGCTGCTATCGCATCATTAAATGTTAATGCTCCCGGAACAACTACAGATGGTGGCACCCAGATTGGTTTATTTTTATTTGGATCTATTATCCGAACCCACGGATAATATGTTGCAGTATAATTACTATCTAATGTTGTTACTTGATTTACAACGGTAGTTAAACTATCTTCTAATGCATTACTATCCATTACATAAAAAGTATCTTGTCTTTCTTCTACTAAATTTCTAGCAGCTGTTGTTACAATAGGATGTAAACTATCAACAATACCTGGTGTTAATAATAAATTTATATCATAAAAATCAGTATTTTCTAAAAGTTTAAATGCTTTTTTATATGCTTTCGTACCAGTAGAAGTAGCAGTACTACAATCATGTCCGAATGAATTTGCTGCAGCAATATATTTTCCTGAATATTTTTTTAAATTTGGTTTTGCTCCGTCAAACCCTCCTTGCATTGGCACCATAAACTTACGTGTTTCTATCGCTACATTTGTAGTCATCGTTGCACCATCTAATGCTGTAGTAATACTACCAGTATATGGTGATGTTAATGATGGAAATGCAACTCCAACATCTTGACTTACATCTCCGAGATAAAATGCAGTATTGCTACCAGTAGTATTACCAGTTGTTGGAATTGGAGCTAAGAAATTTAAATTATTTAAATTAGTATAATCAAATCCATGATAATTTTTACTGCTATATGATTGACCAGATAGCGTTTGTGAGTTAGTATAAACTATAGGATATAAATTTTTGCTTCCAGCCGTATCAGGCATTGGAGATTCTGGTGCTGCAAATCCAAATGGTACTAATGATGCATCATTGGTTTTATTAGATACGCCTGTTTCAACTGATACCCGAATAAATTTTGAAAGATTTGGATAATCACCATTAATACGTATATCTCCTGCATCTGTTACCGTACGGTATCTATCTCCTATTACTCTAGATATATACTTTGGAGAATCAGGATCTAGGTTAACATTTCTAAATGTTTCTACTAAATCTGGAACTCTATCTGTATCTTCTGAACTATATGGCGAATTTTCTATATTTGTAGTATTTACTCTACGAACTTCAACTGTAAATATTCCATATCCATTTGGATCAGAAACTTCAGAAGCTAATTTTATATCTCGTATACCTACTTTTACTTCATGATTAACAGAAGTACCATGTGATAGAGTATGAAATTTAATTAAATTTTTAGTAGTCGTTCCTATTTTTTGTGATGTTATATAAGGAGTTGCTGCTGTTTGAAAATCTTGTGCAAATGCATATGAGCTTAATATTTCTAATGACGTAGTAACTTCACCTTGTTGATTAAATATAGTACCAGAACGCGTTCCATCTGTATTATTAAAATTTTTATTTTCATATTGTATATATACTGGATAATCTACTGATTTAGGTGATTTTCCAAATACCTTACCAGTATATGTATTACTACTTTTTAATAAAGAAGAAGATATAAAATTTGGTGCTGCTGTTAAAAATGATCCACCAAACCCAATTGCATTGTCAGCAGCTGCTGTAAATGCACCTGAAATCAGTAAAGCAAAACTACCCGAACCAGCATCACTTAATGATGAACTTTCAAAATTACCGGCAGTTACAGGCTGAGTTGGATGTAAAACTTGCATTACATATGAATCGCCAGCTGTAGATCCTGATGTAGCTACAATAGCTAATGTTTGATCAGATAATGTATATCCATCTTCATACAATAATCTTGTTACTGTAATTATATTTCCGTTACGTAAGTAGTCTTGAACTACATGTGGTACATATGAATCATCAGTATATGATCCAAATATAGATTCAAAATCACCAAATGATGTAATTTGTGTTGGTATTAATGCTGGGCCTTTGACTGTGGTACCCATAATTGCGCCGCCAATTTGTGCAACACCGCCGGCTAAAAATGATTGGTCTACTTCATTAGTAAACACTCCGGGAGAAACTATTCGTTCTGCCATTATTTACTCCTTATATGTTTAATTATAAATATATCATAACAGACTCAAAATCAGGAAGGAGTAAAAGTTCCATCTGATATATCAATTTGTCCATCTCCATATCTATCTTTTAATTTAGATAATAATTCTTCTTCTTGTTTTCGCAATGATTCAAATTCTGATAAATACATAGTTTCTTGTTCATTTAACTGCGATTCTTGTTGTTGTAAAAAATAACGCTGTATTGAAATATTTCCAATTGAATTGGTATTTTGTGCAAATTTATCTCTTAAATGTTCTAATGATTCTAAATGCTCTTTATCTAATTTTTTTTTCATAATAATATTATATTAAAAATATATTTAAAATCAAAATTATTTTATTATATTTTGTGTCACAATACTTCCTGACGTAGAATATGGATCTGTTTCATCTTTTATTTTAGTATTCCAATGCACCTTTTTTATTGAATACATTTTTTGTAATGTTTCGGCTTGAAATTCTTGTGATGATAATAATGTTGCATATACTGTCATTGGTATTGTAGCTCTAATTAATCGATCTTCACCAATTGTATTTACTGTTTCAAAACTAATTGAACCTAATGAGGTTGAAAATTTATTAGTTTCATTACCCCATGTAAATCTATTATGTGGTAATATTTGATCTACTAAGTCATTAAGTTGCGTAGTAAAATCACACCATAACATCATTTCATATTGTATAGTTACATATTTTGGTATATTAACTACATATAATTTTTTTGAATTTTGCGGTGATTTTGTTGGTAAAGGAAATAATTGATCTTCATATTTATTTCGTTCATTATATTGAGTATGAAATATAATTTTATTTGATGGTTGTTGTCTATTTACATCTAAACCTCTATTATTACTACTTTCTTCTGCAGAATTTCGTTTTAACATAATAAGTGGAGATTGTAATTTTCCTTTTTCATCTCGTATAAATCCTAATCTTTGAACATTGTCCCATTTTTCTCCATTAGAATAAATAACAGGAACTACTACTAAATTTTTATTAGATTTTACTTGTGGTCTAATTTCGTTTTCAATATACCATTTCATGGCATAATCAACATCATATAATGTCCTACTAGGAGTTTTTATAGTATCATCATCTCTTCTAGTTTGATGAGATCGGTTTAATACAGGATCATTTGTTATAGATTCAGCACGTTTTGGATTAGGCTTATTAGTTTTTCTGTCAATATTTTGTTTATTTATTCTAGCCATTAGAATCCTTTATATGCTGGTGATTTATTATCTCCCCCAAATCTTAAATCTTTTATTGCTTGTGGTGTTTGTCTAGTTACATGAGCATTACATACAACTGATACACTATAACCATGTTCTGAACCATTAGGCCACGTATCTGGATTCTTTCCTACAAAATACTGATTTGCATCTACATTATCTAGTTCATAATATTCATTATCCCATGATACGATATCTCCAACTTCTGGATAAAAATTTGCTTTTTCTAATAAATCTCTCGATATTGCAAATGTTGATGATCTAGTATAACTATGTCCATAATCATCCATTCCTGCAGTTTTGTCATCTTTTGTAACAACACATGGTATTAATATAGAATCATAATATGTTTTATTTTCAGATTCTCCATAAATATTTGAATTACTTTGTTCTACTATAAGTTTAAAAAATTCAATTTCGGTGTCAATTACAGAATTTATAAGTTCAGAGTTAATGGCAGCTACAAATCTAGCGTCTCGTTTTCCTCCAAATAATGCCATAATATTCCTTATCCAACATATAAACGAAGGGGTATTTTTGCCATCATTTCGTTCATTTGTGTTGATTCTATATTTTGTCTTGTTAACATTTGCTCTTTGGTCATTTTATTTAAAAATTCCCGTAATTGTGTTATTAGTGCTTCTTTTTCTGATTGGCCTTGGGATATCAAATCGCTACCATCTAATGTTACTTCTCCTCCTGGGATTGGCACTGAAGAATATTTACTTCTAACTCTTCCTAACATTTCTTTTACTAACGCTGTTCCATATCTTATAATCCAAGCACGACCCATGTCATTAATTGTATTGTATTTTTGATATGTATATGGTATATTAGAGGCATCTGATACTGCGCCTGTTGTAAGAGCGGTATTACCAAATAAAACTGAACTATCAGCTTTATCTTGTTCTAACATAAATTCAAACCATATATTTTTAAAAAATGGAGTAGACATAGATCCTGATTTTGTTGGAACTGGATATATTCTTATATTATCTCCATGTATATCAAAAGAATAATGTGATTTTCTAATTCTATCATTAAATTCTATAGTTTGAATTCGTAATAAATCTGCATGTAATGGCATC